GGCGGTCTCGGGGAACCGAGCCGACAGTTTCAAACTGTCGGAACTGTCGGTATTCGGGCAGTCAACTACCACGCAAGGCCAGGCGGCGATACGGTTCCACTTGAGAGATGCCGTACCAGATCGGCACGTAGAAAGATAGGAAAAGCAGTACTGCGTTTCCCAAAAAGAGGACATCTCTTGAGAAATGTCCTGTTTGGCGGCCTGTGTCACCGAGCCGGGCTCGAAATCCGCCGCCAGGCAGCACTAACGCTGCAAATAGGCGTACTGAATCACCCAGCAGCAAAAGCCCCACAGCGGCCAGGATTGGCCTATTCCCGGCGATTTGCACCAATTGCACTATCCATACGTACAGGTAAAATAAGAGGCACAACCTAACGACCTCTAGCGGTCAGGGCGGGCGAACGGCCAGCACCGACCAACAGAAGACGCAATAAACAAGCGACCACCGAAACGGCGGCGCGAATTGCACCAGGCGTTACTTAACCGCTAACGCCGGCAGTTCGTGCCGCCGTTTTTTCGTGCGCGCGGAGCCGGCCACCTACAAGCAAGAGGAACCGAAACCGTGAATTCTCAGCAACAACTCAACGCAACCCTTGAGCAACTGGCCGAGGTCAACGCTGAAGCCGAAGCAATTTCCAAGATCATCGACAGTGGCGAACAGCTCGACGATTCCCAGCAGGCACGCTGGGGCGAGTTGATGGACGAGGACACTGGCGAACTGGCAACCATCACCGCCAAGAAACAGCAACTCGAAAAGGTCGTTAGCGAGCAAAAGCGACTTTTGGCAAATCGTCAAAGCCTGATCTCTGCTGGATCACTCCAACCGGTTGCCGAAGAGGCACCGATTGAAGGCGCGTACCAGGCCGAGGCGAAGTTGCCAACGGTAAAGAACAAGTTTGCTGGCAAGCTCAAGGCGTTTAAAGACGACGAATTGGGTGAAGCCTACGGCGCCGGCCAATGGCTCAAGGCTGTTGTGGCACTGCAAGCTGGTCGACGTGACGAGCAAGCCGAACAAAAGGCAGCCCGCTACGGTTCGCCAATCCTGGCAACAGCAACCGAGGGCACCAACAGCGCAGGCGGTTACTTGGTCCCCGATCCAGTCAGCGCCGCGATTATTAACGTCCGCGAGGTTAGTGGCCTCAGTAGAAAAATCTGCCGCGTAGTTCCAATGACCAGCGACACACTGTCAGTCGCCAAGAAAACCGGAACAGTCACGGTTGACTATCCATCGGAAGCCGCCGCGATTACTGCCGACGATCAGACTTGGGGCCAGGTGGCTCTGACTGCTGTTCGCCGCGCGTGCCTATCGAAGGTTTCACAAGACCTGGTCGACGACGCAATCATTCCAGTGATTGACGACCTGGCCTCAGAAATCGGAAGCGACTTGGCAATCGGCGAAGACCGAGAACTAATTAACGGAGATGGCAGTTCGAGTTTTGGCGGCGAGACCGGATTAGTTACGGCAGCCGCTCAGACTAGTGCCGTGACAGGCGGTTGGTCAGCAATTGCCATGGGTGACCTGACCGCGATGATGGGCAAGATTGGAGCAAAGTACTGGGGCAGTGGCGCCAGTTGGATCGCGTCGGCCGCGTTCTATCACTCTGTCATGCTCGATTTGCTAGCCGATGCTGGCGGCAACACGGTAGCCACACTGGCGGCCGGTGCTGGTCAACCATCCTTTTTAGGTTACCCGGTACACCTCACCGACCAATTGCCAACCGCAACGGCAGCAGACACGCATTGTCTCTTCGGCGCGTTCGATAAAGCGGTCATCATTGGTGACCGTGCCGGCGTTCGCATCCAAACCTCGTCAGAGCGTTATTTTGATGAAGACAATTTGGCGATTCGGGCAAGTTGCCGGTACGATTTGGCGGTGCATGACACCAGCGCCTACGCCGAGTTGACAACCACGGCATAACCAGCCCCCTTTCCGGTGGGCCGGCGCGACTTCTCAGACACAGCGCGCCGGCTCGCCGTTTTCATAAGGCGTTTCAATGGCGTTAACGATTACGACACAACCAGTCGAAGAACCGGTTGACGTGGCCGAGGCGAAGCGACACCTCCGGTTATCGGCTGGCGAAGACGTGCAGGTAGCTTTGCTGATCGAGGCAGCCCGCGAGCGGTGCGAACGGGAACTAGACCGGGCCATTATGGCCACGACCTACAAGTACACCTTGCGCACCTGGCCGGGCAATTTTATCGAACTACCTAAGCCGCCGCTGGCCTCAGTAACCGAAGTCCGATACACCGATACAGGCGAAGCAGAGCAGACGTTAACCGCGTCGACTGATTACACCGCCGACACAACCAGCACGCCTGGCCGGGTTTGCCTGGTCAAGAATAAGAGTTGGCCTAGCGTATCGAGTGACGCGGCTCACCCAATTCAAATCACTTACGTTGCCGGCTACGCGTCAGCGGATGAAGTGCCCAGCGCTATTAAACAGGCGATTATGCTATTTGTGGGCCACTACTACGAGAACCGCGAGCAAGTGACGGTTGGTGGGACCGGCGCCGTACTGCCACAAGCTGCAACCGACCTCCTGGCCGCGTTTCGTTGGGGGCAGGAGGTGCAAATATGAGAGCCGGAAGATTACGCCACCAGGTCAGCGTAGAGCAGAAGAGTGACACCTACCTAAGCACGGGTGAGCCAACGCAAACTTGGACAACGTACCTTGCATCGGTGCGTTGCGAGATACGCGGCACCGGTGGCGGCGAGCGGCGGCGTGGTGTGCAAACAGAAAATAACCCAGCAACTACGCTAACTTTCCGGTACGACGACGCAAAAACAATTACCGCAGACATGCGGATAAAAAACAGCGGGCGAACGCTCAATATTCAGCGGATTGAAGATCCTGACGGCCGCGGGGAGCGAATTGTAGCCAGTTGTGGTGAGGTTTCTTGATGGCAGCCCCAATAGAGTACGAGGTAACGGGCATCGAATCGCTAGACGCCGACATAAAAAAATTAGTGTCTGAGCATGGCAACAAGGGCGTAAACAAGGCGATGCGGGAAGCGTCAAAGCATATTGCCAAATCTATCGTACTACCACGCGTAAAAAGCAATGTAGCGGTGAAAAGCGGATTTATAAAGCGTCAATTCAAGGCAAAAGCACTCAAGCGAAGCCGTTCGAAAGTCGGTTACACCGTCGGTTTCGCAGATGATTTGTTCAAGGGCGACACGTTTTACTATGGCTTCCTGGAGTACGGAACTAGCCCGCGTTCGACTGGTCGACGTTTTACCGGCCAAGTCAAAGAGGATGCGGTGCTGCGGACGGCACTTTATGACAACAAAGGCGCCGCGAGGCAGAAATTCTTAGACAATATCGGCGACTGGATCAAAGAAGCGAACCAATTAGGCAAAGGCAAATAGATGGCTGACATTGGCGAGGCGATTATCACACAACTCAAGACTGAGACCACAGTGAGCGACCTGGCTGGTTCGCGGTTTCGGCCAGATGAGCTATCACAAGGCGAGACATTGCCGGCGGTGGCGTATTTTGTGTTTGCGGAGGATTCTGAGTCAGCACTGACGGGCAAGGTTGGATTGGCTCAGTCCCGAGTGCAACTAGACTGCCACGCGACCACACGAGCGGCGGCCAATGGCCTGGCAGACGCAATTGTTGACAAGCTCGACGGGCTAACTGGAACTTATAGCGGCATCACAATTTATAACTGCTTTAAAGACAATAGGTATTACCGGGTTGATGCACCAGAACCAGGGGCCAGTATAAGCCGGCGCCGGGTGGTGCTGGATTTCGTAGTGAATCACTCCGAACCAGTGCCGACACTTTAAACTGAGGAGAGAAAACCATGGCACAACAGAACCAATCAGGGCACGGCGCTTCGGTGACGTTTACAATACAGAGCGGGGGAGACGACGCTGGCAGCAATATCCTATCTGGCTATAGTGCAATTTCTATTACCCCGCCGGCTACTACGTGTGAAATGGTTGAGTTTCCGCATTTGGGAATGGCAGCGAATACCGTGGTGCCGAAATCGGCGGCTGGTGGAATCGACGGCGGCGAGGTATCCGCAACGATTAGCGTCGATCCGACCGACGACTGGGCAACGCATATCGGTGACCTTGGTTCCTGTGTTATCAACTACCCGGCGCCCTCTGGTGGATCTGCGTCTTCGCACTCATTTGATGCTGTGTTGACAAGCCACACGCCAGGATCTTTAGAAAGTGGCGAGCGGATGACAGCGGAGATAGTGTTGGCCAGAACCGGGGACACCACGATTACCTAGTAGTTATGGTTGAACTACCGAAACCAGCCGGCGCGTTGCAATTCGGAAACAAGATCGACGTACTGCACGCACACGGGCCGCTATATTGCGTCTGGTTTAACGACCGACGAGTGGGTTACACCAGGCCAGAGCAGCCCGAGGCAATAAAGTTTCTGCCGTATGCCACCAGTCAAGTTGTTATGGACGACCATGACCGCGACGAGTGCCGGCGAGCCGCGGCGGAACAATTAACTAAGGACTAGTTTGTATGGCGTTGACGCTCAAAGAGATCATGGCGGCTCAGGATAGAACACCGGTCGAGGTGGAAGTACCAGAGTGGGGCGGCGTGGTTTATGTCGTTGGTATGAGTGGAGACGACCGGGACCGGTTCGATTCGACTTGGGGCGACAAACTGAGCCAAAGCAGTGAAAACGGCCCGGTTGATTTAGGCGGCCTACGGGCACTGGTGGTTAGCAAAACATTGTGTGACGCCGACGGCGTTTTACTGTGTAGCCGTGAGTCAGAGGTAACACAGCTAGGGCGTAAAAGTGCCTCAGCGTTGGATCGAGTGTTTTCATTGGGAGCCAAGTTGTCAGGCATCGAGCTAGGCGACGAGGACACGGCGGGAAACTAGAGCGCCGGCCAAGCCGGCGGTTTGTTTTAGAGTTGGCGATCGAGTTTAAAATGCCACCGCGGCAACTACTGCAAGCGTTGAGCAGCTATGAGCTAGGCGAATACATGGCGATTTATCGACTGAGGCAACAAGAACAAGAACAGGCCGAGCAAGACGCGGCACGAAGGTTAGCGGGTAACTAATGGCAATAGGCGCTTTAACGGTAAACGTTCAAGCCAACACAGCTAAAGCTGTGAAGGGGCTGAACAAATTCGGCAAAGGGGCAAAGAAAAGCGGCAAGTCTGCCAGGCAGGCCGGCAAGGGGGTGCGTTCGCTGAGCGGTGCGTTTATGAAAATGGCGGCCGCGGCTGGGGCG